TTGCGCCTAGCGAACCAGTTATAGTTGAAGAACCGCTTGCGTCAGTTGACTCTGTTATGTTGTCGGTTGGGCTACCAATACTGGTGAACCAGTTAGCCCTTGCACGGCCAGTGTCTACAGGCGTTTTAAGCACGATGCCTGTAACTAAGTCCAAGCATATTTTACGCACTTGAGCGTCAGCAGTCTTGCTGGTCTTGTCAATGAATTTGCTTATGTCTAATTTAAAGGTGCTCATACGAACGCCCGATAAGCAATGCTAACAGGAATGACAAATCTGTCACCAGATATAAATGCAGCTGATTGTGACACGCTTTGAATGGTCACTGTAACACTACTATAAGTAAACCTAGCGCCACGCTGGAATGCAGCGGACACAGTATCTGCAACAGTCCTTCCAGCGCCCTTGCCAGCGTCCATAGGCGCGTAAACAAGCACTTGGTATATGCCGCCTAGTTCATCGCTTGAACCTGTGGCAATGCCTATAGGAATGGTTGCGCCTTGCAACAGGCTTTCAGACACATAGATTTGCCCAGCAACGGGCGTGAAGGAAGTGTTCTCCCAATGCGTAGGAAGATTAAGCGTGTCTAATTGTGTGGCCAGCGCAGCGGCTATTTGCGAATTACTCATCTAAAATGTCCACAAGTTGCATATCTATAGCCACCTTCTTGCCGTCATCCAGCTTGATTATGTAAGCTATTACTTCGTTGCGCGTGTCATATAGAACGCTGTCCAGAATGCCTGAGTCCCATTGCGATGGAAAAAATACGCGCTCGCCCATAGGTATCATTAGTTTGCCCTTATCTGACAAATGTAAATTACATCTTCACCAGTAAGGCGAATAGGCTGAACATTCATTATGCGATATGTTGTGCTGTCAACCAATGCCAAGCAACCAACAGTCGGCGGCGTGCTTATCAGTTCAAGGATTAAACGTATATCACCAGCCTTGATGCTCGTGCCGTCTACATCCTTTTTTTGATAAAGTGCTGGATAACCTTTGCCCGTTATCGTCGTGCTAGTGTTGGTTCCAATAACCGCGCCTGTTATGGGGTCTGTCCCGCCATACACAGGAAAGATGATGGACACGGCTTCGCCATATTTAGCAAGCAGCCGTGATGCTGTTTGCGCTTGGCTACTCATGTGCGAAGTGGCCTAACCACAGCAAACCCGCTTTCAGATGCAGAAATTAGGTATGGCATAACCATGCGATTGACTAATGGGTAACGCTGCGTTGGGTCTGAGTAATCTTGGTATTCAACCTCAATCACATCAATCTTTTCGCGCCTTACCCTTTGCCCTTGGTCAGCAAGCAAAGTCTCACCAAGCGAGGCTCGTATAGCCATTTCAACGCAAGCATTTATTACTTGCGTTGGCACGACATTGGCGGGGAAATTAAATCCATCAACAATTACGTTATATCGCGGCCAAGACAGTGACTGAGTTTCACTAACGCGATTGCCTTTCCAAGCGCCGCGATATGTAGCTTCCAGATAATCTGTAGCGTTCACCAAACATTGCTGCTTGATTGTGGAGCTTAATGCTGTCCAACCCGCTATCCCACGGTCAGCAACATAGCTATCCGCAGCCGAAACGCTGGCGTAGCTATTAGCATTAGAAAGCCCTGCACCTGTTTCGACCACGAATGCCATTTAATTAACCCTTTTTAGAGCGTTTGTATTTTGAAGCGACTTCAGCAATATATTCCTCAACGGGTTCGTCAAGTTTCTTAGCGGCTTCTTCAATTTCCGCTTCTGGCTCATACGCTACTGGCGTATCTTCTGGCTTTGCTTCTGGTTCAATAGAGGCTTCTTCTGTATCCAGTTTTTGATGGATAGGTGTGCCAGCAGGAGCAAAGATTGCATCCATGATTTTGTATCCATCAGCTTGCAACTTGGCTTTGCGTGCAGGGCTAATAGGGTGAGGTTCGTAAATTATTTTAGCCATAAAATACTCCTAATAGATTGGGGGCCAGCATTTAACTGCCAGCCCCCTTCCTATTGTTTACAGGTCAGCGTCACCGATAGCAAGAACACCAGCAGTGTGCTTGATGGAGGTAGCTACCTTGTCCCAGTTGGTTCCAGTTGCCAGTTCTGCGTCCGTTGGCGACTTGCCACCGTTCGTAACATCCCAGCTATAGCCCTTCAAAGCCACGCCAAAGGTGTAATCAACCTGCATCGTTGTTTCGATACGGGTCTGACCGTTGTTCGTTTCGATGTTGCTGATAACGTCACCGCCGTCATAAACGATGGCTGCGCTATCTGCCAAGCCAAGAACCTTTGACTTGTTAGGCGTGCCAGCAGCATACAGCGCAGGAGCGTCAGTCACGATGACAGGACGGCCAAGGATGTCTACAACTTGCACGTTCTGAGCAACAAACAACTGTGGAGTGTTGGTCAGGTTCTGCGAAATCAACTTATGATATGCAGCACCGTTCATTACGTTAGCAACAATGCTCGTCGAATGGTCACCAAACAAAGCGTTGGCGGAATTCATCGTGCCATAGCTTACAGCAGCCGAAGCAGAAACGTCTACGGTTGTTGCAGTGCTTTGGTTAGCAATTGCGGCAACAAGAGCAGCGATTGCAGTATTCAACTGGTCAGCCATCAGTGCTTCAGCAAAGTTACGCGATGCAACTTCAATGCCTTCCGATGTTGGCTTCTGCAACCAAGTAAGCTGCGAAGGCTCAAAGCGGATTGGGCCGAAACCACCAGCAACCTTGACGCCGTTCAACTGAAGCTGAGTAAGGTCAGTTGCAGTAGGCGTGCCCTGTGCAGCATAACGGTCAACTCGACGCTGTGCAGAGTGGATGGCAGCGAAGAACGACTCTTGATAGAAATCGCCGTCAAAGCCAGTTGTGGTCAAACGAATTGCGCCGTTCGATGCTGCGTTAAACTTGTCAACCATTTGAGCCAGTGTCTCAATGGTGGCTGGCATTACGTATTCATTGAATACTTTCATTTGCGAAAGTGACATAACTTAAAATCCTTATTGAAGGTCAGGGAACATTTGTTTAATTGCGTTTGCTCGCTGTACCTTGTCGCCACCAAGGTTGCCCTTGGGTGCAATAGGAATACCATTGCCTGTTCCGCCAGTGGCTCCACCACCAGAGTTAGCGGGTGCGGAAACAAAGTGCTTACCTTCATCGCCAGCGGCCCATTCAGCAATTGCATCATTCAGCGGCTTATCACCCATAAGTGCAGAATATTGACCATTCTCCGCCGTTAGCTTGGTTTGAGACTTTAGCATGGCTTTTGCAGCAGCCATGAATTCAGCTTTAATACCAGCTTTAAGCATCGCATCGTTTAGCCCGTTGTCGATTAAGTAAGATTGCAGTGCGCCGTCCTTTTCTGTCAGGCTTGTCTGCAATGTTTCAATCGTTTTAGTGCTATCCTTGGTCGTTTTATCGAGTTGCAATTTAAGCGTTTCATTTTCAGTTTGAAGCGCCATAAAATCGTTTGGGTCTATTTCAACTCCCTTTGCTTTCGCTCTGGTAATTTTAACTTCTCCTAGAAGTTCGCGGTTTTTGGCACTCAGCGCCTCCATTGCGGCTTCTAACTCTGCTATCCGTTCTTCACTCATAGTGTTTGTCCTCTGGACTAATGTTGCCCCTCAGGGGCGGTTAATGCTTTGGCACGGCCTCCGCATATTTCTTTTATTATCATGCTACAGACAATAATACTATAGTTGTGATAATTGTGTCAGTGTAAGTGGATTGCCACGCTGGTCTAATAGTTGGCTTAAAGTAATTTTGCCCGAACGCCATAATTCAGCCTTGCCTTTACCTAACATTTCATCAGCAAAAGATGCTGGTTTGTTTTTTAAAAACTGGTCAAATGATAAATCAGCGGCAACTTGCCCATTCATACTTGCGCGAGTTGTTTGCGATATTTCTTTTGCTACAGGTTCTCCCCGTATTTCGGCAAATGACTTGGTAATAGGCACATAGCTTGACCTACACGACCAATGGGCAGGAGGCCCACCATTCCAAGGTATAGAATGTCCTATTGGTTTAAAGTCAGGAAATGTCCATGTTTTACCAGAACGGGCCATACAGATTTCGCTAGTGCGGCTATCTAGTGTTGAAACCCATTGCACAGCTTTAATAATGTCTTCATTTTCCATCAGCCCAACCATACGGGCCTCGTTTGCAATCGTTTGAACGCCAGTGCGGGTTATAGCCATTGCATCGCGTCTTGCCTTTGCAAGCGCCTGTGGGCCTTTGTCAGAACCATTGCCAACAATAGCCTTAGCTATTTCTCTGTTCGTTTGCCCAAGCGTTATGCCATTTTTAATAGCGCGTTCAATGTCAAACCTTGCCGACTCGTTTAAGCGGCTAAACCATTGATTAATTGTTGCTCCTTGTATCAAAGACGATTTAGCAATTGCATCCACTACAGAT